AAGTCCCTCAAGAAAGCTGACGTTGACGGCCTGTCCGGTGTCATTGTTCAGACCCATTGGACTTGCACTGGCACCGATAAGGATGGCAACGAAGGTGTGTTTAATGGCGCTACGCCATTCAACCCTTCTGAAGTTGATCCGGAAAACTTTACCGCTTACGAAGACCTGACTGAAGAGCAGGTTCTCAATTGGGTTAAGGGCGTTGTTGTCGGCTCCTATAAGGAACACGTTGACGCGCAGATTGCAAAGCAGATTGCCGACAAGAAGGCACCTGCCGTAGAAGTTTCTGAGGGTGCATTCCCTTGGTCTCCACCGGCTGAGTAACAGCCACAACATTAAAGGATGCAAGACATGAATGAAGAACTGGACAAGTTTGATGAGGCGCAGCAGCCGCAGGGTGAAATTCCCCAGCCTAAACTGAATTTCATTCTCTCGGTTGATGAGGTGAACCTTATCTTCCGTGCGCTTGGTGAAGTGCCGCACCGCATCTCTGATCCCGTTATTCGTAACTTGATGGCACAGGCACAGGCGCAGATCGAAAAGCCTAATTGATGAACGTCTCTGACCAGCTTCTTGACCTATCTGTTATCCGGCAACTGTTGCTTGAGCGGGTCATCGCTGGTCAGAGCGTTGAACTCAACAAGCAGCTTGATGCCATTGCCGCTGCGCTTGAAAAGCAGCTTAAAGGTAAGGAACTGACAGAGTATCAGGGCAAGAGGCTGGACAAGGCCATTGCTGAACTCAAGGCCATCATTGATATTAAAGCGCCCGACTTAACGGCGCTTGGCGCTGCTGAGGCTGCTTTCTTTCAGGAAGCTATGGTTGCTGTCGGCATTGATGCCGTCCTACCGCCAGCGGCCATTATAAGCGAGATTGCTCAAAATGCCTTGGTGCAGGGTGCAACTCTTGGCGATTGGTTTTCACGCCTCACCCAAAACACCCGTTTTGATGTTGAGCGCACCATTAAGAATGGCGTTTCGCTAGGCCAGACCAATGCGCAGATTGCCAAGGCCATCATGGGTATTGGCGACAAAGGCGGTGAGCCTATTGCTAAGACGCGCCGTGACGCGATGGCTATTACCCGCACTGCCGTGCAGACGGTGGCTAAGGATGCCCGCCTAGCCTCACTGGAAGCCAACGCTGACATCATTAAGGAAGTGCAGTGGGTGTCTACGCTGGACAGCCGCACATCTGACATTTGCATTGTGCGCTCCGGCAAGACTTGGACTTATCCTGACTTCCAGCCGGTAAAGCACAAAATCCCTTGGAATGGTGGCCCGCCAGCGCACTGGAACTGCCGCTCAACCTTTATCCCCATCACCAAGTCCTTTGAGGAACTGACAGGCGGGGCAATTAAGGACAAGGTTGAGCCAGCAACTCGCGCCAGTATGGATGGCACTGTTGCGGCTGACCTGACCTTTGACCAATTCCTAAAGAAAAAGCCTCCCGCATTCGCAGATGAAATGCTGGGCAAGGGGCGCGCCGAACTTTGGCGCTCTGGCAAGATTACGCTAAACCAACTGCTAGATCAGCGCGGCAATCCGCTAACACTTGCTCAATTGACTGAGCGTTATGGAAAGCCGCCAGTTAACTAGTCAAAGCACTTTAAGCGTGATAAAGACAGTTTCAATGCCAAGGCTGCGCTGCGGCACTAACCGCCCCTGCGGGGCAACACCGCCCCTGCGGGGCAAAAGAAACCCCTGCGGGGTGGATAGTCCAGAGGACAAAACATGAGTGAAGATCGGATTGCAGAACTTGAAGCTTCCATTGAGGCCCTGACGGCTAAAAACCGGGAGCTTATGAACGAAAATAAGGCGGCTAAGGCTAAAGCTAAGGGCGCTGAAATTGACCCGGCAGATTATGCGGCACTTCAATCTGAGGTTGAGGCGCTAAAGTCTGACTTGGCAAAGGCTGCTAAGGAAAGCACGAAGACGATTGAGCAGTTGCAGAAAAGCCTGACTGATAAGGACACGGCCCTGCAATCTTACCTGATCGACAATGGCCTGACTGAGGCGCTTGTTAAGGCTGGGGTTCGTTCTGAGTTTATGCCAGCCGCCAAGGCCATGCTGCGCAGCCAAGCGCAGATTAAGGCTGACAACGGCGAGTATTCGGCACTCATGGGCGATAAGCCGCTCATTGATGCTGTTACTGAGTGGGCCGCAAGCGACGAAGGCAAGCACTTCATTGCTGCACCCGCTAATTCCGGAGGCGGCGCTTCTGGCGGTAATGGTGGAAGCCCGACCCAGCCCAAGGGCAACCTCGGCGGGGACAAGGTGCAGCGGGTTAACGCAATTAAGCAAATGTTCCCCAACCTTCCTCAATAAAGGATTTTAGTCATGTCGCTTTCGCAGATGCAGGTATTCAACGAATACATCATGCCCGCCACCATCGAGACCTACGCTCAGATGGTTGATAAGTTTAACGGTGCGTCGAACGGTGCTATCCGTCTGACCGCTTCGGGTTTTGACGGTGACTTTTTGCAGGAAAGCTTCTTTGCTGCAATTCACTCGGCACAGCGCCGTGTTGACCGTTACGCTGCTCAGGCTTCGGCCTCGGCAACTGACCTGACGCAGCTTCGCAGCAGCGGCGTTAAGGTTGCTGGTGGTTTCGGCCCGATCCGCTTTGAACCGGGTCAGCTTACTTGGCTCCAGAAGCCGACCAGCGAAGGCATTGAAGTCGCTTCGCGCAACTTCGCAGAAGCCCTGCTGGCCGACCAGCTTAACACTGCCGTTGCTGCGCTCTGCGCCGCCATTGGCAATCAGGGCGCTGCCACCACCAATGACGTTTCGGCTTCGGCTGGCATTAGCTACACCGCTATGAACGCTGCTCACGCACTGTTTGGTGATGCTTCGCAGAGCATTGTTGCCAACGTGATGAACGGTGCAGCTTACCACAAGCTGATCGCTCAGAACCTGACCAACGGTGCGCAGCTTTTTGTTGCCGCCAATGTGCAGGTTGTGGACATTCTGGGCCGTCCGGTCATCGTGACCGATGCCCCGGCTCTGTATGTCGCTGGCACCCCGAACAAGCTGCGCGTCCTTGGTCTGGCTGATGCTGCTGCTGTCGTTTACGATGGCGGTGACGTTATCAGCAACATCGACACCAGCAACGGTCAGACCCGCATCGAAACCACGATGCAGGTTGATTACACCTTTGGTCTGTCGCTCAAGGGCTACACTTGGGATGTGACCAACGGTGGCAAGTCCCCGACCGATGCCGAACTGGCAACCGGCTCGAACTGGGACAAGGTTGCCACTTCGATCAAGCACACCGCTGGTGTTCTGGTCGTTGGTGACGCTGCCCTCTAATCCATAGAGAGTAAGGGCCGCTGGTGGGTTGGAAGTCCCTGCCAGCGGCCCTTATGCTAAGGAGAATGAGCATGAAGGTAATTTACGAACCGCATCCGATTAACCCGGCGCGCAAAGCCAAGCTTCAGGCGCAGGGTTATAAAATCATTGATGCTATTTTTGCGCCTCCCGGCACCCCGCTTCATGAGAAGCTGGAAGTGGAAGGTGACGATGAAGTCGCCGCCCCCGCTGTCCCTGAGGAAATTGCTGCCGCACCTGAGCCTGTCGTTGCCGATGAGGTGCAGGAAGTGGTAGAAGAAGCAGAAGCAGCCGCTGAACCGACTGAAGAGGAAGGTGAGGTTGAGGCTGATGACGTTTCTGGCGATGAGGAACCCCGCAAGCGCGGTCGGCCTCGCAAGGAGTAATCAATGGCATTCGTGGTTGAGACAGGAGCGGGGCTTTCAAACGCCAATAGCTATGCAAGTGTTGCTGCTGCCGATGACTACGTTTCGGAGCGGGGCATTGCTGGTTGGACTGGCCTAAGCACCAGCGCCAAGCAGCAAGCCCTAATCAAAGCTACTGATTACCTAGAGGCAACCTATCGTGACGCATGGAAGGGCGACCGGGTTACGCAAACCCAAGCCCTCTCATGGCCGCGCCTCAGTGTTTACGTTGACCGCTTTCTGCTGGACGGAAACATTGTGCCGCAGCCT